CTAAAAAAATGCCCCGGGGGTAGTATCTGACCAACTTTTTCAATCGGGATGATTGGGACGAAAGGGATTGGAGGGAGGATGAGTAATGAAGTCGTCGTTCACAAGGGTAGAACGAATGTTCTTCGAGTAAAGCTTGGTATGAACGTCTCCGCCGATACCTTTACTAGCGAAATCCGATCGGAACCGTCGTCAGACTCGCCCTTGATTGCTACATGGGTAGTTAGCTTTGTAACTAATGGCGCTGATGGTGAATTGCTATTGAAGTTAGATGATCTTGTGACTGCGCAAATCAAAGCTAATAGCGGTTATATGGACCTCAAAAGAGTCACCGGAGGAGAGCCAGTTCCGGTATTTGATAGACCATTGGAGGTCACCTTTAGAGGGACGGTGACCCTATGAGTGATGAAGTTAATGTCATTACTAGATCACAGACGATTATCGTTGAACCAGGGTCTGCGGCTGTCTCGGTAATTAGTTCAGGTCCACCAGGTCCAGCTGGTCCCATTGGTCCCTCAGGAGGACCCGCAGGTCCAGCCGGCGCAACCGGTCCGGCAGGTCCACCAGGTCCAGCAGGCGCAGATTCAACTGTACCAGGTCCACCAAGTGCCGATGGGTTTGATCGGCTTGCTAATGGGATTGAATCCCATAATCGTAGGTATGTTTCCAGTGGTGCTGTTACCAATGGTACACAAATCATCCGTATTACCTATATTTATGCCGATAAATCCTTTACTGCTGGCAGCATTATCGTTGCTACTGGGTCTACTGCGGCATCAGGAGCGGCGCCTACACTTCTTCAACAAGCCATTTTCGAGGAGAATCCTACCACAAGGGACCTTACTCGGCTTGGTATTACAGCTAATACTCCTGGTTTATTCATAGCAGCAACCACCGAATACGTTATTCCACTCACTGCCGGCGTACCAATTGTGGCAGGAAAGCGGTATGCAGTAGCTCAAATCATCGTTGGAACGGGCACAATGGCCACGTTTGCTGGAACAACAGCGGTATTGAACACTGGACAGCAGCGTGCCCCAAGACTTTGTGCTCAAAGAACTGGTGCTGCAGCTATGCCTACTGGAATTACTGATGCGCAGCTGTCTGCTTCACCAACCGGTAACCAAATGTATGCTGCTCTTATTCCGTAGAAAGGATGGTGACTGAATGAGCGACGAGATCAATGTTATTTCTAGATCACAAACGATTATCGTCGATCCTACTTCATCATCCGTTTCGGTACTTCATGAGCAAGGCCCACCAGGTCCTGTAGGCCCAGCTGGCCCAGAAGGTCCTGCCGGTCCCGCAGCTACTAACTTGGTAGAGTGGGGTGTTTTTGGGCCAATGCCAGGGGCTATGGCAGCCAACGTTAAGCAAGTTATTGGAATGACACTAGTACACAAAACGGCCGGGATCTCAATCGTTGGTCAAAACAAGATTACAGTTGCTGCTGCTGGTCGTTATAGGGTGACTGCACTTACTACCGTTCAAGGCGCAGCGGGATGGATTACTGCTTTCATAGAACAGTATCGATCCGCAGGAACTTTGGTAGAAACGGTAAGTACAGTAAGCAGTACTGGTGGATCATTTGGTATTGCAGAAGGTAACTGGATTTTTGATATGTTAGCTGGTGATTATATTCAAATTGCAGTAACACCACAAGTTGCTGCTAATGCGGATAATCGTTCTCTTTACACAATTCAGAAACTTGACACTGGTCCACAAGGAGCAACCGGTCCACCAGGTCCAGTTGGTCCTCCGCATCCGTCTAGTGTGGCTGCTGTGGCAGGAACTGTTCTCCGGGGGAATGCGGATCTGAACATTCCAAGCGCTGCATCACAAGTTATTGTTGTACCAACTACGCTTTTTCAAACAGGAACAGATACTGAGAAAGTTGATGTAGCTGGTTTTACTTATCAAATTAAAATTCTTACTGAAGGTTTGTATCATATTAATGGGTATGTTAGATCTGGTCCTGCTGGACCAAGTAATGGTTCTATTGTAGGAATTCAAGTTAATGGAATTATGGTTAAACGAGAAACGTTACCAGTTGTTGGTTTCTCTTCTGTACATTTGTCTACTGAAGCATATTTAATGGTAGGCGATTTGGTAAACATGGTTGGATATTCTCCCAGCGGGGTTTGGACTTCAAGTTATGCTGCTAGTGGTAATGCTGTTGATCCAGCTGCTCCTACACTTGAAGTATGGAGAATTGCTGGTGGTCCAAAAGGTGATAAAGGAGAGAAAGGCGATCCCGGTGGTCCGCTTATTCCATCGGTAGAAGCTTGGATTGCGTTACCTTTAGCAACAGGTTGGACAAACCTTGGTGGTGAATACGAAACAGCTGCGTATTATAAAGATCCATTTGGTATTGTTCACATTAAAGGTGTTGTTAATCATGGGTCTAATCGTAATGCTACGGTTGCTACATTACCAACTGGGTATAGACCACCACTTAGTGAGTTCTTTCCCATTGTGAACAGTGACACTTTTGGTCAAATGCGTATTCATGGTCTTGGTTCTGCGGTCGGTGATGGTATTATGCGGATGACTTCTCCTACAGGTCAAACCGCTGGATGGATTTCTCTTGATGGGATAACTTTCAGAGCGCGATGAAAGGAGGCCAATTGGCTCCTAAGCGCAAACCCCGGCGACGGCCGGCTACTACAGATGAAGGTAGGGAGAACCAGCTGGTCTCCCTTGCCATTGATTTGGCTGAGAAGCAACTCACGGAGGGAAACGCTTCAGCTCAGGTAATTACTCATTACCTAAAACTTGGTTCTACAAGAGAAAGACTAGAGCAAGAGCGTCTTCATCGAGAGAATCAACTACTTAATTCCAAAGTAGAGATGATGGCCTCAGCAAAGCGAGTCGAAGAGCTTTATGAGTCGGCGTTGAACGCTATGCGTACGTATGCTGGCAGAACGTTCGAAGAAACTGACGAGATGGATTATGATGATTAGGTCATATTCCGAGCTTAGTAGAATAGTTGGGTTTGACGAAAGATTTGACTATTTGAAGTTAAATGGAGCGATTGGTCGTTCTACATTTGGCTTTGATCGCTATATTAACCAGAAATTCTACACTTCTTATGAGTGGAAACGTGCTCGTAATCAGGTTATATTACGAGACGATGGGTGTGATTTAGGTGTTCCTGGGTATGAGATTTACGGTCAGTTGCTTATTCATCACATCAATCCAATGGGCGTTGATGATATTATTCACGGCGAAGAGTGGATATTTGATCCAGAATACCTAATAACTACCACACAAAATACCCATAATGCCATACATTTCGGTAGTGATAAGCTACTTCCAAAGACTGTTATAGCACGATCTCCTCATGATACAAAGCTTTGGTAGTCGAACAAAGGAGTATGTGGTGGCTAAATCTAAGCCTAACCCTGAGCCGGCTGAAGGCCAGGTGCCTGCAGGAGATTATACTCCTGTTTCTGACTCAGATCCTAATCAAGTTCCTATCGAGGAACGCCAACATACAAAATCTGTTCAAGAAATCGCTAACGAAGTGGTTGCTGGTTATTGGGGTAGAGGAAACGTACGTCGAAAGCGGCTTAAAGAAGCCGGCTACGATGTTGACGCCGTGAACTCAGAAGTTGCTCGCATTTTCAACAGATAGTTAGGGAGGTGAATTATGGAGGAGAGCATTCTGAAGAGTACTAAGAAAATTCTTGGTCTTGAAGCGGATTATCTAGCGTTTGACCCAGATGTAATTACTCATATCAACGCTGCTTTCTCCATTCTTGACCAATTGGGTGTAGGACCCGAAGGCGGGTTCTTCATTGTAGACGATAGCGCAGTGTGGGCCGATTTTATTGTTCCACCAAACCAACTTAATCTAGTTAAAACGTATATTTACCTAAAGGTTCGAGTTCTATTCGATCCTCCGGGGACATCGTTCTTGCTTCAATCGGCACAAGATCAGATTAGAGAGTACGAATGGAGACTCAACATCTTCCGAGAAGTTGAGCTTACCCCTGAGGAGGTGCTAGATGGCGAGCAGCGTATCGGACTTTATCGAGCATTACGGCACCAAAGGGATGCGGTGGGGCGTTCGGAGATCTAGAAAAGAACGAAAAGAAGCTAGTGACTTCAAAACTACTAAGCATTTGCGTAGTAGGAAGACACACGAACTTAGTAACAAACAATTGAAGAAAGTAAACGAAAGAATTAATCTTGAGTCAAGTTACAGCAGACTTAATCCAACTAAAATTAAAAAAGGACAGATGGTAGCTAAGGGTGTTCTTGCCGGAGCAACCACAGCCGCTAGTGTATACACGTTGTTTAATAGTCCTGCTGGAAAAGCGTTAATGAATGCTGGTAGAAAAACTGCATACAAACAACTAAAATTTAAGGGTATGTAAACTAAGGAGGCAGTTTTGGCATTATCTAATACTGCAACTCCTTTTTATTATGAACAGTTTAGGGCGCAAGTCCTTGCTGGTGACATTCCAGTTAATGAAGAAGTTTCTTTAGAGATGAATCGCATTGATGCTCTGATCGATAATCCTAACATCTATTACGATGATCAGGCTGTAGTTGGTTTCATTCAGTATTGTGAGTTTGAATTAACACTTACTGATGGTAGTGATCTACATCTGCTAGATACATTTAAACTTTGGGCAGAACAAATTTTTGGTTGGTATTACTTTGTTGAGAGAAGTGTTTATCAACCAGATGAAATTGGATCTGGTGGCCACTATGTAAAGAAGCTAATAAAGAAACGCCTGACTACCAAGCAATACCTGATCGTGGCCAGAGGGTCCGCTAAGTCAATGTATGCCCATTGCATCCAAGCCTACTTCTTAAATGTAGATACCGCAACTACTCATCAGATCACAACGGCCCCGACCATGAAGCAGGCCGAAGAAGTAATGTCCCCCTTCCGTACTGCCATCACTAGAGCAAGGGGCCCTCTGTTTAAGTTCTTGACCGAGGGTTCTCTACAGAACACCACCGGCTCAAGGGCCCAAAGAGTAAAGCTAGCTTCAACTAAGAAGGGTATCGAGAATTTCTTAACTGGTTCATTGCTCGAGATTCGTCCTATGACGATCAACAAGCTTCAAGGACTACGTCCTAAGGTCTCGACGATCGACGAATGGTTGTCTGGAGACATTAGAGAAGATGTGGTTGGAGCAATTGAGCAAGGCGCCTCGAAGATGGAAGACTATCTGATCGTTGCTATCAGTTCTGAAGGAACAGTTAGGAACGGTTCTGGTGATACTGTCAAAATGGAACTTGCTAGCATTCTTCGAGGAGAGTACCAAGCTCCTCACATTTCAATCTGGCACTACAAGTTGGATGAAATTGAAGAAGTTGCTAATCCAGCTATGTGGTTGAAGGCAAATCCTAATCTCGGTAAGACAGTGACCTACGATGTTTATCATTTGGACGTGGAAAGAGCTGAGAAAGCGCCAGCCGCAAGGAATGACATCCTCGCAAAGAGGTTTGGCATTCCCATGGAGGGCTACACGTACTTCTTCACGTACGAAGAGACGCTTCCTCATCGCGCAAGAGAGTTTTGGAGTATGCCATGCGCTCTCGGGGCAGACCTCTCACAAGGTGATGACTTCTGTGCGTTCACTTTTGTCTTTCCATTCCAGAATTATTCTTTTGGCATCAAAACTAGAAGCTACATTACGTCTTTGACGTTGATGAAACTTCCTGGTGCTATGCGACACAAGTATGAAGAGTTCATCTCTGAAGGCAGTCTCCATGTTTTGGATGGAACTGTCTTGGACATGATGGAAGTCTACGACGATCTAGATGCATTCATTCAAGCAAACGAGTATGATGTTCGTTGCTTTGGATTTGACCCATACAATGCCAAAGAGTTTGTTACTCGATGGGAAATCGAGAATGGTGCTTATGGACTTGAGAAGGTCATCCAAGGAGCAAGAACAGAATCAGTTCCTCTTGGAGAATTGAAGATTCTAGCGGAGGAAAGAAAACTAATCTTTGATCAAGACCTCATGTCGTTTGCCATGGGCAATGCGGTCACTTTAGAAGATACTAATGGAAACCGAAAACTTCTAAAGAAACGTGCCGAAGAAAAGATTGACAATGTTTCGGCTATGATGGACGCATATGTTGCCTACAAGGCGAACAAGGAGGCGTTTGAATGATTGCATATTCCGAAGAAGAAATCGATGACATTGGGTCTATGCTTGAAGCAAACGGCATGACTCATGAGCAAATTGATCGATATTTTGAACATAGCGGCGTTCCTGGAATGAAGTGGGGTGTTCGTAGAGAACGTCGACAGCAAGCGCTCGTGCGTGCGGGAACTAAAGGTGGACCAATAAGTTCTAGAATCAGAGGTGCTACTGGAAGACTAGGTGTAGTTGACCTTGTCAGAGGTAGAGGAATTCGTGGTGGTCTAGAACGAAAGTCAAAGCGTGTTGGTGCGCAATTAGAAAGACATAAAGCTGGTAAATCAACAGCTATGGATCTAATTAAGCGTTATGGTTCGACAAGAATTACTGATATTGTCCCAGTTAGATCAAAAAACGCAAATAAAAAGACCAGCTATAAATCAGACCAAGTTATGGTTGGTGTTGCCGGCGCTTTGATTGCAGATCAAATTCTTAGAAGAGGTGGAAGAACTTTGAGTAGAAGTTCTTTGAGAATACTATAAGGGAGGTGACTTATCTTGGCAATTATGGATCGAGTTAAGAAAGCCTGGAACGCTTTTCGTAGTAATAATAGCGATGATTATGCAAATACAGATTATGTTCAAAGCGGTTATCAAGGAGCATCTCCCTCAAGGTCAAGATTACAAGTTTACAATGAACGATCCATTATCTCAGCTATTTATACGAGATTAAGCCTTGATGTCGCCGGTTTGCTAATTAAACACGTAAAAATCGACAAGGATGGACGTTATATCAACGACATTGATAGTCCATTAAATACTTGTTTTACGTTAGAGCCAAATCTTGATCAGTCTCCTAGAGCGTTTAGACAAGACATTGCTATGACTCTTTTTGATAGAGGCGTAGCTGTAGTTGTTCCTGTTGATACCTCTAGAAGTCCGGAAACCAATGAAATGTTTGACATTTACACGATGCGTGTAGGTGAAATCATCACATGGTATCCAAAACACGTTCGTCTTAGCGTTTACAATGAAAACAAAGGTAAACGAGAAGAAATTACTTTGGAAAAGCGAATGGTAGCTATTATTGAGAATCCTTTGTATTCAGTTATGAACGAACCGAACTCAACTCTTCAACGATTGATCAGAAAACTAGGTCTTCTTGACTCAGTGGACGAACAATCTAGTTCGGGTCGATTGGATGTTATCATTCAGCTTCCATATGTGATCAAGTCAGAGGCTCGTCGACAGCAAGCAGAGGCTCGACGCGAGGATATTGAGTTCCAATTGAGGGGGAGTCAGTACGGTATTGCCTACATCGACGGTACCGAAAAGGTTACTCAACTTAACCGACCTGCCGAAAACAACCTCCTTAAGCAGGTAGAGTACCTTACCGCACTACTGTACAACCAGCTCGGTCTTACCGAGGAAGTAATGAACGGTAGTGCTAAAGAAGAAGACATGCTTAATTATTTTAACCGTACAATTGAACCAATCATTGATGCTGTTATTGAATCCATGCAGCGAGCGTTCCTTGGACCCCAGGGCACGCAGAATAAAGAACGTATTAAGTACTTTCGTGATCCGTTTAAGCTTGTACCTGTTAATGAGATTGCGGAGATCGCTGATAAGTTTACTCGTAACGAAATTCTTACAGCAAACGAAATCAGAGGGTTTATGGGTATTCAACCAGCAAGCGATCCCAAAGCCGATAAGCTTGTTAACAGCAACATGCCTCAACCGGAATCAGAATTAAAAGTTCCGGGGTCTGACGATTTAGAAAGGAACAGTCAAAATGGAAGCGGACTTCAGCGGCTACGCAACTAAAGCGGGGCTTAAGTGTTCCGATGGCCGAACGATTATGTCAGGCGCGTTCAAGCATCAAGATCAAACGCGAGTTCCTCTCGTTTGGCAGCACGGTCATTCCGATCCCGAGAATGTTCTTGGTCATGCGGTTCTCGAAAATCGTGATGATGGTGTTTATGCTTATGGATTCTTTAATACATCACCGAAGGCAACTCATACAAAAGGCTTGGTAGAGCATGGTGACATCAACATGCTTTCTATCTGGGCTAATGAACTTGTCGAGCGAGCGGGTCGAGTTCTTCACGGAGCTATTCGTGAAGTAAGTCTCGTTCTTTCGGGTGCTAATCCTGGTGCTCTCATTGAGAACGTCACTATCCGTCACTCTGATGGCGGCGAAGACGTAATTGACGATGAGGTTATTATCTACACTGGTCTTGAACTTGAACACGGAACTACCGAAGAAGTAGAAGAAGAGCTTACTCATGCTGATGATGAAGAAGCGGATGGGGAGACCATCCAAGACATCTATGATTCTATGACTGATAAGCAAAAAGATGTCCTTCATTACATGCTAGGACAAGCCCTTGAGGATAACTCAGGCGGTAGTGCAGAGCAGAGTAACCTCAACGACGATTCTAACGAGACCGATCAGGAAGGTAGCAAGATGACCCGAAACGTTTTTGAAAAGGACGAGAAGGACACGTCTCCTGTTCTTTCTCATTCTGATGTTAAAGATATTGTTGCTGATGCAACCAAGGTCGGTTCACTTAAGCAGGCCGTTGAGAACTATGCGCTGGCACATGGCATCAATCAGATTGATGTTCTGTTCCCAGAGGCACGGGCCCTTACGACTGCACCTGAATTCTACACTCGGCGTACTGAATGGGTGAATTCAGTTCTTGGTGGAGCTCGTAAGACGCCGTTTAGTCGAGTTAAGACGCATTGGGCAGACCTTACGTACGATGACGCTCGTGCGAAGGGTTATATTACTGGTGAAGAGAAGCAAGAGGAGTTCTACGGAACTGCTCGTCGTGAAACTGCTCCTCAAACCATCTACAAGAAGCAGAAGTTGGACCGTGATGACATCATTGACATCACCGACTTCGACGTAGTCGCCTGGATGAAGGGCGAAATGCGTCTCATGCTTGACGAAGAGCTCGCACGTGCAATTCTTCTTGGTGATGGCCGTACAGTTCCGGACCCTGACAAGATTCTGGAAGATCGTATTCGTCCCATCGCTAAGGACGACCCGCTCTTTACCATTCAGGTCAAAGCGGATGTTGCTGCTGGCGGTATTGACAACTTTGTTGATGCAGTTGTTTCGTGGCGTTCACAGTACCGTGGTAGTGGTACACCCACGATGTACACCAGCGAAGCAATGCTTGCCCAATTCATGCTTTTGAAGGACACGTTGGGTCGTCGTATTTACACGTCTTTGGAGCAAGTTGCTTCAGAGCTTCGTGTTTCTTCGATTGTTCCGGTTGACATCTTTGACCCGGCTGCCGGCGCTCCTTTGGCAGTTATTGTCAACATGAATGACTATGTCATTGGTGCTGATCAAGGCGGGCAAGTTAGCCTGTTCGACGACTTTGACATCGACTACAACCAGTTCAAGTACTTGATTGAGACCAGGTGTTCAGGCGCTTTGGTCAAACTCAAGTCTGCAATTGTTGTTACGCAAGGTACTTACGTTGCTCCGCCTAATGGTACAGCTCACATTATCGTGCCTGAGCCTCCTAACGAGCGTCAAAGTGTTCCTCCGGTTCACGGATCACTTCCTGATGATGGTGGTGTAGTGGGAACGGCAGAAGCACGATCCCCGAAGCCTCCTAAGGAATAATTTTAAGGAAGGGGTTAAGATGGCAAGATTCTTTGGAGAAGTTGGTTATGGCGATTCCATAGAAGAACCATCTAACTCAGGCGTGTGGGTTGATACGATTACTGAAGCCAAATATTATGGTGATGTAATCAGAAATACAAGAAAATTAGAACCTGGAGAAAGTCTGAACGATGATATTACGGTTGGAAATTCAATCAGTATTGTCGCTGATGACTATGCCGTTGAACACTTCTTCAAAATTAAGTACGTACGATGGGCGGGGGTTCTGTGGACTGTCACAAATGTGGAAGTCAGGAGCCCCCGACTCGTCCTGAGTTTGGGGAGTGTTTACAATGGCCCCACGGCTTGAGCTTCAAGCTATCTTAGCCGCAATCCTCGAAACCGATCAGGTATATTTTCAACCACCGCCTACGGTAAAGATGGAATATCCGTGTATTGTTTATAGAAGAGATTATGAAGAAACGTCATTTGCAGATGATAGGCCATATTTACTTAGATTGCGGTATCAGGTGACGGTTATTGATAGAGATCCAGACAGTGGTATCGCTGATAAAGTCGCTGCATTACCATTGTGTATATACGATCGGTTTTATACCTCTGAGAACCTCAATCACGATGTTTTCAAGCTTTTCTTCTAGGAGGAAGACACAATGCCCGCACTCGTTTGGGATCAGGTTGGTGAGCGCCTCTACGAAACTGGTGTAGATCATGGCGTTCTTTACATTCCTGACGTCAGTGGCGTTTATGCTACTGGTGTTGCTTGGAACGGTCTTACTAGCGTTTCGGAAACTCCTACTGGAGCAGAAGCCACTGCTCAGTATGCAGACAACATTAAGTACCTGAACCTCATTTCAGCAGAAGAGTTTGGCGCTACACTCGAAGCGTTTACATACCCGGATGAGTTTTCCGAGTTTGATGGTCTCGCTCTTCCAGTGGATGGCGTTGCGGTTGGTCAACAGCCCAGGAAGATGTTTGGGTTGTCATTCCGTACTCGTGTTGGTAATGACACAGAAGGCGAAGCGCATGGCTACAAGCTTCACCTCGTTTACGGTTGTATTGCAAGTCCGTCGGAGAAGGCATACAACACTATTAACGACTCCCCTGAGGCTATTACATTCAGTTGGGAGATCTCAACATCACCGGTTCCCGTTACCGACTACAATCCTACTTCCCTGATCGTGGTGGACTCAACCGTGGTAGACGAAGCCTCACTCACGCTCCTTGAAGCCGAACTGTATGGTAATGGCGCTAGTTCAGCTAACCTGCCGCTACCTGATGAGGTCATTGCGCTTTTCAGTAGTGGTGCAGTAGCCACTGGGGCAACCGCAGGTGTTCCTGGATCATGGACACCAAGCGGTTCTACTGTACCTGCAGATGTTGCTGCCCTTCAAGCCTCCGGTATCGTTGCCTCACCGAACACGGCATGGACCGTTGGACAGTATGTGCAAACTCAAACGGCTAGTACTCCTGGGCAAGCTCACTGGAATGGAACTGCTTGGGTAGCTGGGCCAGCTTAAGGAGAGTAGAGAATGCTCAAACTTATTGTTTTAGGAGAGGAATACTTTAATGAAGAAGCACAAACTTTTGAGTCAGTCGGTGACTTCGAATTAGAGCTAGAGCATTCTTTAGTCTCACTGTCAAAATGGGAGTCAAAATTTCAAAAACCATTCTTGGCAGATAACGAGAAAACTTCAGAAGAAATTCTTTCATACGTAGAGGCGATGATTATCTCTCCTATTTATCCTCCGGATCTTTTTGCCAGATTTTCTAAAGAAAACATTAAACAAATTAATGACTACATTGAATCAAAAGAGTCGGCAACTACATTTGGATCTATGCCAGCACGTAAAGGTAAAGGAGAGATCATCACCTCTGAATTAATTTACTACTGGATGGTTGCATTTAACATCCCGTTCGAGTGTGAGTATTGGCATTTGAATAGATTGTTTGCGTTGATTCGTATCTGTAACATTAAGAACTCCAAGCCAAACAAGATGTCCAGGAACGAGATCGCAAGCAGGAATCGTGAGCTTAATGCCATAAGAAGAGCGCAATACAATACGAGCGGTTAGGAGGGTAAATGACGACACTTGCTTGGGATCAAGTTGGAGAACGTATCTATGAGACCGGCGTAAGCAAGGGCGTCCTTTACAAAGAAGATGGGTATGGTGTTGCGTGGAACGGATTGACTTCGGTTGAAGAAAGTATGGGAAATGAAGTTGATCCAGTTTATTTCGATGGGGTTAAGTTCAATGACATTGTAACAGTTGGTGATTTTGCCGCTATAGTTAGAGCATTTACATACCCAGAAGAATTTCTATACTACGAAGGAACTTATTTAGAGCAAGCCGGCTTCTACGTTACCGGTCAATCACAAAGTAGATTCGGTTTGTCATATCAAACACGAGTTGGTGACGATATTATTGGTACAGAAGCGGGTTACAAGATTCATCTTTTGTATAATTTAACTGCACTTCCGTCTCAAAGAGATTATCAAACAATGTCTTTGGACACGGAACCAATTGAATTTGAGTGGACAATTTCAGCAATTCCAGAAGAAATTGAAAATTATAGGCCAACAGCGCATGTTATATTTGACAGTCGTCTGATGGACCCGAACATGCTTGCGGATCTTGAAGACATTATTTATGGTGATGAAGATAGTGATGCACAGTTACCGTCCCTCAAGGGTCTTGCTACATTTATCAGGAAGTGGGACCGTCTTATCATTACTGATAACGGTGATGGTACATGGACTGCCGATACTCAAGCTGAAGATACCACCACTCTTATCATGCTCGATGACACCACGTTCCAAATCATTTCTGATACAGCAATAATGTTGGATGCTGATAGTTATGAAATCAGCAGTAGCGAGAAGAATGAGGAGGACCTATGGCCACAGTAACTGGTTTAACTAAAGAACGTATGATTACAATGGAAGCCGCTACTGTTATTAATGGTAATGTTGTTGGTAATAATCTTATTCTAGTTACTAGAGGTGGAACAAACATCGATGCCGGAAACGTTCGTGGACCCATGGGACCCGGTGGTTCCGGTTTTACTATTTGTACAAGTAGTACTCGCCCAGTACTCGTTGCCGGCGATGAAGGTAAAGCTATTTATGAAACCGATACCGATCTTACACGAATTTGGACCGGTACACGGTGGAAGTTGCAAGAACGGATTATATGTACAAGTGTTACTCGTCCCACCGGGTTAGTTGCGGCAGACGAAGGTGTTGTTATTTATGAAACCGACACTAACATGGAATTTCTTTGGACCGGAACTGCATGGCAAGGCGCTGGAGTTATTCCACTCGGTGGAACCATTGACTATTTCGGTAGCACAGAACCTCCGGGTTGGAAGTTTCCAAACGGACAGACCATTTCTCGCACTACTTATGCGGCGTTGTTCGCTATATTTGGAACAACATACGGTGCCGGCGATGGAACTACCTTTGGTCTTCCTGACAAACGTCAACGTGTAGGTGTTATGGCCGGCGGTGCTTTAGCTGTCGGTACAGTTGGTGGCGAGAGTGCTCACGTCCTCACTTTGGCCGAACTAGCATCACACGGACACTCTGTTGACGTTCAAGGTAGCCATATTCACGGATTTTCTGGTTATTCAGCGCTTATTGGTGAATTGTTGACATCAACGTTGTTCATGAATACTGGTCCTAATGTGGATCACTCTAATGCTGATGTTACATTCTCTGGCATGGAAGCAGCTGGAGCACACGCACACAATATTGGTGCTTCTGGTTCTAATGCCGCACACAATAACATGCAGCCATACATTGTTTGCAATTCCTTGCTTCGAGTCCTATAACCGAAAGGAATACCAATGTTTGAGCGTAACCCAGACGATGAGAGTGAAGAAGTTGTTGTAGTTTCCGAAGAAGAAAATTCCCCGGGGGAAACTTCAGAAGATGTTGAGGAAGAGCCCACTGAACACTCGAACGAATAATGCGAGCCGATCGTGTTACCATCCATCATGAGGGAGGTGGCGCGCCCTCTGATAATGTATCACGGTTTCTAAGCACTGATAAATACAGTGCTGGTATCGGTTTGACTCGCTATGAATTGTGGCGTTCTCCAGAAGATAGCTTTATTACTACAGGACAATCTGGACATTGCCTGCAGATTTGTTTGTCAGGCAATAGAGAGGTTCATGCTGTATCAGATGGAGACATTGGACTCATTGCCGCCTGTTGCGATGACGCTCGTAGACGTAATTGGTTGGTTGATAATCCACAGGTTGTTCATCATGGTGACAGTGCTGCTACTGCTTGTCCTGGTGATAACACTAACAACAGGCGAGCAGCGATAGCGTCAGCTTGTCAAGCCGGTCATAGTGGCTCAGTACCAGCGGAAGAGGGTGATGATGTGCCTAAAGGTGCCCAAATGTTGGCCACCACACCTAGTGGCGATGGTTACTGGGTAGTGGGTAGTGATGGCGGAGTGTTTGCTTACGGTGACGCAGAATTTCATGGAAGCATGGGTGGACAAAGTCTTAATGATCCTATCGTTGGTATTACTGCTACTCCTTCGGGCCATGGTTATTGGCTATTGGGCCAAGACGGTGGAATCTTTGCATTTGGTGATGCAGCATTCTATGGAGCACCCACAGGTCATGTGCGATAGAAGGTGATCAATGATCACTGCCGAATCTTCTGGTGATTTTAAGAAAACAATGTCATTTTTAGAACTTATGAAGAGTGAAAAAATATTTCAGTCCCTAGATCGTTATGGTCGAATGGGCGTTGATGCCTTATCTCGGGCGACACCACGAGATACAGGACGCGCAGCTGGTTCTTGGGGCTATAAGGTACAACATAAAAGTGGAATACATGCTATTCATTGGTATAATAATGATGTAGAAGGCGGAGTTAATGTCGCTGTTATTCTCCAATATGGCCATGGTACAGGTACTGGTGGTTGGGTAGAAGGAAGAGACTATATTAATCCTGCAATACGGCCAGTATTCGACAAGATCCTTGACGATATTTGGAGGCAGGTGACAAATGGCTAGCGTCGACGATCGCATCGTCCGTATGGAATTCGATAATTCTGCGTTCGAAAGAAAAGTACAACAGACGCTAACCAGTCTCGGTCAGCTGGATAAGGCACTGAAACTTACAGGCGCTAAGCAAGGGCTCGCTGATGTAAGTGCAGAAGCTAATAAATTTGATATGTCACACATGGGTGAAGGAATTGAAAACATTAGTAAGAAGTTCCTTGCCCTAAGTACTATTGCTCTTACAGCACTTTCCAACATCACAAATAAAGCGATTGATGCAGGAATTCAGATCGTCAAATCGCTTAGCTTAGATCAGATTACGGCTGGTTTCCAAGAATACGAGCTTAAACTTGGCTCTATTCAAACCATCATGGCTGGTTCTGGCGCATCTTTGGAAACTGTTAATCAGAAGCTTAAAGAATTGAACGAGTATTCAGACAGAACTATTTATTCATTTGCTGACATGACAACTAACATCGGTAAGTTTACGAACGCTGGTGTTAGTCTTGATCAATCAGTTGCATCTATTCAAGGTGTCGCTAACGTAGCTGCCGTTTCTGGTGCAAACGCAGAAGAAGCTAGTCGAGCTATGTATAACTTTGCGCAGGCTCTGTCAAAGGGTCATGTGCAACTTATTGACTGGAAATCCATTGAACTTGCTAACATGGGTACCGTTGAGTTCAAGCAGCAGCTTATTGATGCCGCTGAAGCTACAGGGGAACTCACTAAGCAAGGGGATAAGTGGGTAACGAAAGCTGGGAATGCGGTAAGTGCTACCCAAGGGTTCAATGAGTCACTTACTGATCAGTGGCTAACCACAGAGGTGTTGACTAACACTCTTAGTGATTACGCCGATGAAACAACTGACATCGGTAAGAAAGCGTTTGCGGCAGCGCAAGATGTGAAGACGTTCACCCAACTTATGAGTACGGTCAAGGAATCTATTGGCTCCGGTTGGGCAGAGACGTTTGAAATCTTGATTGGTAATTTCGACGAAGCAAAATCGTTGTTTAGCGACATTAACAACGCTATTGGTACATTTGTTGGGAAGAATGCGGACGCTCGTAACGAGCTGCTTGGCACATGGAAGATGATGGGCGGTCGTGCCCTTCTTATTGATTCCATGAAAGAAGCATTGCAGAACCTCGGGGAGATTCTCAAGCCGATTAAGGACGCATTCAGGGATATTTTCCCACCGGTTACTGGTCAACAGTTGATGGAATTGACGCAACTGTTCCAGAGGTTTGCAAGAGCATTGCAACCTACTGCAGATACAGTAGATAATCTTAGAAGCATATTTAGAGGTTTGTTCTCTATCTTGGAGATCGGTTGGACGATCATCAAAGAGGGCGTTAAATTCATTGCTAATTTGGTTGGGGCTGTCGGTGTTGGTAGCGGTTCATTTCTTGAGTTCGCTGCCAAGATTGGTGATTTCTTTACCAACCTTAATTCTTTCCTCGTCGAAGGAAAGGGTATTCAAAAGTTCTTTGAAAAGCTAGGCGATGTAATTAGTGCTCCTCTTGCGGTTATCGGACTTCTTAAAGACGCAGTTCTTGATTTCTTTACTTCACTCGATCCAAGTGTTCCTGATGGAGTCGCTGATTCTTTTGGGCGTCTTGGCGATCGTTGGGCATCAGTTAAAGATGCATTTAGTCATGCGGCGGATATTTGGGAGCCGTTCAGTAATGCACTCTCGAAGATTGTTACGGTCTTGGACAGAATTTGGGAAGTCATCAAGACCTGGTTCCAGGAACTTGGTCAAAAGATCGCCGACACCATGGGCGAGGGCGACTTTGACAAGGTCCTAGATGCTGTAAACGTCGGTCTACTTGGTGGAATCGCAGCCCTCCTTGCCAAATTTATCAAGAGTGGTTTCACTTTTGACATTGGCGGAGGAATGTTTGACAAGATTGGTCAGACGTTCGAGCAGCTTACTGGTGTCTTGAAGTCGATGCAAACAAAGATCAAGGCTGAAGCACTCATGAAGATTGCCATCGCGATTGGCATCTTGACTGCTTCTGTGTTGGTCTTGTCGATGATCGACTCTGCGGCATTGACCAAGGCTTTGACTGCTATGGCGGTTGGCTTCGGTCAACTCATGGCATCGTTCTCAGTATTGGCCAAGATGGCGTCTGGTCCAGCCAGCGCAGCCAAGTTTGCTGTTATGGCCTTTGGGCTTAATCTACTAGCTACGTCTATATTTATACTTGCTCTTGCCGCTAAGCAACTAGCTGATCTTGGTTGGGAAGAACTTGCTAAAGGTTTGCTTGGTGTAACAGCGTTGCTTCTAATTCTAACAGTGATGGCGACGCCTTTGGCCGCAAATGCTGCACAAATGGCGTTGGCCGGAGTTGGGATATTGGCAATCGCTACTGGATTGCTTATTCTTGGTGCTGCAATGAAGATATTTGCCTCAATGTCCTGGGATGAAATGAAGACGGGGCTTGTGGGTGTTACTGCAGCGCTTATTGCCATCGGCTTGGCAGTTCGATTGATTCCAAAGTCGATTGTCATCACTGGTGCAGGACTTATTCTACTGGCTACTGGTCTAACGATATTGGCTGGGGCTATCAAGCTATTTGCAATGATGAGTCTTGCTGATCTGGCCAAGGGGATCATTGGCGTTTCAGCAGCGCTAGCGCTTATCGGTCTAGCTATGCAGCTCATGCCTATTTCGTTGCCAATTACGGCAGCCGGTTTGGTTCTGGTAGGTATTGCGCTTGGTGCAATTGCTGGAGCAATGAAGCTGTTTGGTGGTATGTCTTGGGCAGAGATCGCTCGAGGCCTTGTTGCTATGGCAGGAGCATTGCTTATTCTTGCCGCTGCTACATACGCCATGCAAGGAAGCGTTCTTGGTGCAATAGCTATTGGTGTAGTTGCCCTTTCGTTGGGTGTTTTGTTCAAAGTTATCGAAGCGTTCGCCGGCCTTAGCTGGGGAGATTTGTTCCATGGCTTGGCTGGGCTAGCCATTGCATTGACTGTTCTTGGGCTTGCGGCGTGGGCGCTTACACCGGTTGTTCCAACATTGCTTGCTTTGGGAATAGCCTTGATGGCACTTGGCGCCGGCTTCGCTTTGGTCGGTGTTGGAGCAATGCTAGTTGGTAAAGCGCTTGAGGTTATTGCTAAATCGGGTAAGGCAGCTGCTGAAGCTCTACCAGCAATCCTCAAGGCGATTGGTGCAGCAATTCCCGCATTGTTAGAGGGTCTGGCACAGGGTATAGTTGATACGATCAAGGTATTTACTGACGCTGCGCCGGTAATTGCCGAAGCTCTTGGTGCTGTACTCGAGCACCTTATGGATACCGTTGTTAAGTTGATTCCGAAATTCATAACGGTATTCGACAAGCTTACTACAGCACTTCTCGATTTCCTAAACGAGAAGGGGCCCGACTTTATTGAAACGGGCTTGATGCTGCTTGTCAAGTTGCTCGAGGGAATCAGCGAGAACATCGATCATATTACGGATCTGGTTTCTGAGATCATCATTAAGTTCCTTGATTCGCTGGCAGAACACGTTGATGAAATTGTACAAGCGGGTATGACCTTGCTTGCTACATTCCTCAATGGGATTGCTGAGAACATTCATCTAATCACCGAAGCAATGGGGAACATTATCACTTCCTTTATTGCTGCGGTAGCGACATATTACACACAGATCCTTCAAGCCGGCGTTGACTTGATTGTCAAGTTCATTGAAGGAATCACCAGCGCTATTTGGCAGATTGTTTCTGTCGGTGCTGAGATGATCATCCAGCTCATTGTCGGTATTGGGCAGAAGTCGCTTGAAATCATAGCTGCTGCCGCTTGGGTTATTGAGCAATTCATTATCGGTATTGGAAACACGATTCAAAGACTTATCGATGTTGGTGTTTGGGTTATTCTACAAGTTCTGGCAGGACTTACCGAAGCAGTAACACTTATTGTTCCTGCAGCGGTGACGCTTATTGTAACGTTTATCGACGAGATAGCAAAGAACGTCAATCGAATCATCACGGCTGGTAAGAATCTCGTTCTTGCCGTTATTCGAGGTATTGCGGAGAACTTGAATGAGTTTGCTGACGCAGCATTTGATGTCGTTACTGAATTCATCAAGCAACTTCGGATTACTATCGACAGTAAAGGTGGAGAACTTAGAGAGCAAGGAAAATTGCTAGCAGGCGCAATCATCAATGGTATGACAGGTGGGCTTGCAGCGAAAGCAAAGGAAGCTGCTGATGGTGTAGTTGATGTAGCTAAAGGTGCCGTTGATGCGGGTAAGCGGTTCCTTGGTATAAACTCTCCATCCAAGGTATTTATCGAAATTGGTAAATCAATGGCTGAGGGTCTTGTATACGCTTTGGATAGTGATACAACAGTTGCGGCTAGCTCTACTGACTTCATTAGTAGAACTGCTGACATATTTAAGGATAGTTTGAACAAGATTACTGAAGATCTTGGCGCTGTTGAGGAATTCAATCCGGTAATTACGCCGGTTCTTGATTTGACTCAACTAGCAACGGATGCGTCCAAGATTAGTGACTATATTCAGAGTTCAGAAGCAATCAATGCAGCAACATCGTACGCCAACGCTCGTACTATTGCTGCGGGTACAGCAACTCGAGACACTGAAGCAACTTCTCCAAATGCTCCGAACGAGATCAAGTTTGAGCAAACAATTAATGCTCCAACTCAATTGTCTACGAGTGATATTTACAAACAAACTCGTAACCAACTTACATTGGCTAAGGAGGAGTTGAGCATACCATGAGGCTGACAAGCATAGAGATGTATGCATCCAACCTTTCCGAAGCTATCACCTTTAGTTTGAGGGATAGAGATGCGTCTGCCACATACATGGTTAAAGGTATTGTTGGTCTAGATGCAGAAGATATTATTCCGAAGTTCTATGGATTTGGTACTCAAACAAAGAGTCGATTCTACGATTTCGGTTTGAAGCCAAGAGAGATCGTGATTCGTGTCGTATTGAATCCACGATTCAACCTGGATGAATCATATTCTGATATTAGAGATGAACTTTATCGTGCTATCTCAGCTACTAGAGCGGGACAAATTGTATTGCACTTTAACTCTGCTGGCACGCTTGTTGCTAGGATTTATGGTTTTATCACTAAATTTGAGGTTCCATATTTTGTTCAACTACCGGAAGTTCAGCTTACTGTTCGCTGTGATGACCCAACGTTCAGAGCTGTAAACCCAGTGGAGTTCAAAGCAGCACAACTACCTACAGTAAATCCAGTATTGATTCCAGACGGTCTCTCAACAGCTCCACATGGCTTCAGCTTACAAGTAACGTTCAAAGCCACTGCAGCTTCATTCACGATTCAGGACGTTCCAACAAACCCAGACTGGAAGTTCAAAGTTACTCCTAATGGAGGCTTTGTGTCTGGAGATGTGCTATATTTGTCAAGCGATTATTCTAACAAGACTTTGTACATGGTTCGTGGAGGAACTACTACCTTTTTGATGGACAGAATTGAGCCTACTTCGGTATGGCCAATTCTATTTCCTGGTCAAAACAGTTTCCATTTCGTAGATATTGCCAGTATCAACTGGAACCTCGTACAGTACTATGCGGCGTATTGGGGGGTGTAAACATGGATTTGTTCAAGTTTAATTTTGCAACAGATCCTACACTCCTTGAGCGGGGAGAAGCTATTACTAAACTGAATAGTGTTATGTGGATAGAACGATATTCTGAAGCAGGAGAATTTGAGCTTCAAGCGCAACTTAGTACTGGTCTCAGAGAGTTTCTGCCATTGGGAACGCTTATTTCTCATGCAGATACTTACGAAGTCATGATTGTTGAGAATCATGAGATCACTGAGAAAGAAAAAGAAGATCCAACGCTTGTGATTACTGGTCGATCCTTTGATACATATTTGGAAAACCGAATTGTTGGAATGAACCTAGCTAGGGCTAGTGGAGTCATTGCTGAATACGTTCTTCTTGCTGATTACACGCATAATCAAGTAGTAAAGCTGATCAATGATCATATTGTCAATACACAAAACGCTGGTGATGCGCTTGTCAACGTCGTTGCGCAAACTTCGATCGCTGCTACAGGTATTCAAGAAAACCGAAGTATCGATCGTGGTGATGTATACACCCGTGTACGAGAGATATTGGCCATTGATGACCTTGGCATGAAAACAATTCGACGGAACACGTTCGGAGTAGTTGGAAGCAGTACACAAACGGTGATATCCATCTACAAAGGCGTTAATAGGTCAGCGACTGTCATATTCTCTTGGAAAGCAGGAGATCTCTCTGCGGCAGACTACTTGTTTAGTAACAAGAGCTTGAAGAACTCGGCTTTGGTCGTTAGCAGGTACTATTACGTACCGGTAGATCTTGGGCCCACTAAGTACGACAGACGAATGATGCTTGTAGATGCATCCTGGATGGATGACAATTTAACTGCTCCTTTGACTGGTAGCCCATTGATTGAGCAAATTGTTAAGATGCAAAACCTAGGAAAACAAGCACTCAAGGCCCAGCAACAAATTACGATCAGTCAAGCGGATATTTCAAGCACGTCGCAGTATCAATATCGAAAAGATTACAATGTAGGTGATCTTATTTCTCTCGACGGAAACTTTGGCCAAATCGCTGTCATGCGTGTCACAGAATACGCAGAGATTGAGGACGAAAACGGCGAAAGTGGCCATCCGACGCTATCTGTCCCAGGAGTGTAGATGGAAGCAGCTAAACCGAAGTCATATTTGAACTCTCGTAGCTACATGTGGACTACTATCATGGTTCACGTCATTCTTCCAGCTTACGCATCTATCTATTTCGTTATTTCATGGTTCTGGGACCCTCGAGGAGTAGTTAACATACTTGGCACCATTTCCTTATTTACGCTTTTTCTTGGTTTGCTACTCGAAGCCAGCTCAAAGCGATATCACGATGCGCTTGCGCACGAGGGTCAACTGGTTATTAGGCAAGATGACGGAAAAAAGGTATTTTTGCTCGAATTGAACATAGATCCGGACGATCTTGAACATATGCGTTCGGTTACGTTCAAGATAACTGATGAGCAAGACTTCACGTACACAGATGACTGACCTCGCACACTAAACATGGGTTATATTGAGAACTACAGAGAGGATGTTTAGTGTTGAGGAACTTTTTTAAGAAGAAGGAGTCAATTCTCGAGGAACCAATTAACAAGGTTCTGGTCGAGATGAGCACGAGCGATCCGGATAGCGAGGAATATTCTGCGCTACTGGGCAATCTTGAACGATTGGTTCGGCTGAAAGACGAAAAAAGCAGCCGAGTCAGTCCGGATACGATGGCCATAGTGGCGGGAAATCTTCTCGGCATTCTGATCATCGTGGCATACGAGCAGAAGCACGTAATGGTGTCACGAGCAGTTGGCTTCATCATGAAGACAAGAAATCAACCATAATGTCGGAATTGTAGAGAAAGCATAGGAATTGTGTGAGAGAAATCTTACATGGTTCCTATGTTTTCGCATTTTTACCATATGTTCTATTTTTCTGACCCCTCTGTGTAGCCTTCTAAGCCATTTTTGGATCGTGGCTGGTATATTTGCCCCGGATAGGGGGGTCGACGTCTCAGAACGCGAAATAGAGGCCTCTCAGACGATTTTGCCATTTTCAAGGTCGAAAATTTCCCGGGGGAGACTTTCCAAAAGAGGTCGCAAGTTTTACATGGGTTATAATGAGAGGATAAGATTAGTGCAAAAGCTTGCGTTTGCAGGCACACTAATGAGTGCAAAAGCTTGCGTTTGCAGGCACACTGAATCCTCTCACTCTTTTTTTTTTCGCAGTCTAAACATGGCTTATAATGAGACATTCTTAATATAAGCTACATAGGAGATGAAATGGAATTTGAAGAAACAGAATTAACAAAAATCGAAAAATTTAAGCAACACATTAAGGATAACAAGAAAATTTATATTGGAACGACTATTGGTATAGTCACAGGTTCAATAATTACTGCACTATTTATAATGCGTAAGTATGGAATGACAGATATGGAAATGGAAGAGCATGTTTTGATTTCAATCAAACAAAGGCTCTTAGCTAATTACAAACCTACTGTTCATAATAACACATATCAAACGATTTCCCAGTATGGGAACGTTATTGGCCGACCTGGAACTCCAGTCGTGGATACGACGACTTGGAAAAGGTTTGAAAGTGAAAGCCTAGCGGCAAGATCTGTTGGAGCTAGTGTTACAAAAGTATCAGATCATTTGAATGGAAGACGAGAACATGTAAATGGGCATACATTCAAGCGGGTAAGTGATTATGTGCCTGAATAATCGGAGAGTCCCTACGGGGGCTTTCCTTTTCGCTCGCAAGTTTTACACAGGTTATAATGAGAGATGTATGGTTAGTGACCGATAACAAAGTCCCCATTGGGGGCACACTAATGCAGTGAACGATAACAAAGTTCACATTGGGAGCACACTGCAACATACACTCTCTTTTTCTCGACAAAGGAGCAAAACATGAAGCGATATTTCAGCCTAGTACTTTTGTTACTTATTACTATGGGCGTAGCCTTTGCTGCACAAGCCGAGGAACCCAAACAAGAAACCGAAAAAAACGAAAAGATTCTTACGTATGCTGGGGAAACGTTAACGCCTGATCAAGAGAAGGCTATGATCCTTGAGCGCCGAGAGTATCTCAGAGACGTAGCACGTTTTCAATATGTTCAGGCCGTTAATTTTCAAGCCGCTGTCTATGCTGCAATGCTGGAGCAGGCTCAGTACGATGAGCAACAACGATCGAGAGTGGCTGACGCTGTAGAACGTACGGGTGGTAACAGAAGGGCTTCAGAGCCTGGTAATGGTACCTGTGGAGGTAACCTTCCTCCTTGTTACGTAATGCAACGTGAGTCAGGTGGTGATATTCGTGCCGAGAATCCTGTCTCCACTGCATCGGGCAAGTGGCAATTCATTGATGGCACGTGGGGTGGTTACGGAGGATATTCCCATGCCTCTGATGCTCCTGAGGATGTTCAGGACGCCAGGGCAGCGGAAGTATGGGCGAATGGAGCAGGTTGTTCCAATTGGAGTGCTTGCTAACTAACCTCGCAAGTTTTACATGTATTATAATGAGAGAGGGTGAGACACGAAGGCGTTGGTACGTTTACCAACCCACCCGGTACACAGTTTTCGATGGGCTGTGAACCCTAGTCTCTCATTTTATTTTTTTCTGATTCGAAAGGATTAATAGTGCAACTTAAAATGACAATTCACCTCAAAGGCACTAATGGTGATGTTGCTATGGCCGCAAACCTCCTTGGCGATATTGCTAAGTTGATTCCTGCGCAATCAGGGATTCATATTCAGCCTGGCAAAGCCAAGCAGCGTGGAGTCACTCTGGCTGGTGGCTGGGATGCCTGGTGTGAAAAGTGGCTGAGCGAGTGGACTCAGGCTAACTGCGAGACTTGCGAGGGAAACCATGGATGAAGCAGAGCGTAAAGTTCTTATTGATTTGCTTAATGATGCGAGATTTGACATTAACGTCAATTGGGATAAGCGTCAACTTCGTAAAGTATTTGTTTATATGGTAGTCGCAAACATGGCAGGACGTCTGTTGTATAACACAATAGTTACATATTTGCTCGAAGTGAAAAAACTGAATGAAAAAAATGACGCAGTGTGATTGTCCACGTCGTTACGGTTTCTTCGGATTCGTAGGCGACGTATTCATGACTCTCATCACCTGTGGGTTCTGGCTTATTTGGATTTTCGTCAGGGAGATGCGAAAGAGTAGATGATGAACATAGGCGATATCGGTAGATTAGTTCGACGGAATGCAAAGCACCATTCTCCTCTTATTTTGTCAGGTGTAGCAGGTTTGGGTACGCTTGTTACAGCATATTTAGTAGGAAAAGCATCATTCGAGGCAGCAGAGATCATTAGATTAGACGAAGATGCTACTGGAACACATGCTGATCCTAAGGAACGCTTAATCGAACGGACGAAACTTGTCTGGAAGCTTTATATTCCATCAGCCGTTTCGGCAGCATCTACAATCACTTGTATCGTCTGCGCAAATCGATTTGCAACCAACAAGACAATTGCAGCTCAAACTGCACTCACAGTATCCCAACAGGTATATTCTGATTATAGAGATAAGGTCATTGAAGAGTTTGGTGCACGTAAAGACCAATCCATTCGAGATAAAGTGGCAGCCGATAGAGTAAAAGAGAATCCTCCTCCGTCACAGGAGGTTCTCGTAACTGGTCCAGGTAATGTGCTGTGTATGGAGATGTACACAGGACGATATTTCACAAGTGATGCAGACAAACTGCATAAAGCAGAGAATTTACTCAATAAGCGAGTATTGACGCACGATTATGCTACATTCGATGATTTCTATTACATGATAGGTATTAATCCAACTGCATCCTCGTCAAATGTTGGTTGGAAATCCGATAGATTAATGGAATTGCAATTCACAGCCGTACTTACTGAAGACGAACGTCCTTGTCTGGCGTTTGATTACAATTACTATGTGCCGCTGTAATCGCAAAAATTACATTGATTATAATGAGAGAACCTACCCGAAAGGAATGTAATGTCAGACAACGTCATTGAGATCGTTGAGACGGAGCCGACTACTCCGTTCATTCACAAGTTCGGTAAGTACATGTTCGCCGCAGTAGTGGTGTTCGGTACTGGCCTGCTTGCAGAACGGCTGTACGATGCCGCTCTCGAAGCATATCGTAACAGGCAGTATGATCTGGTCGAGGAAGGTTAGCAAAGAAGGAAGAGTCCTGAACAAGGGCTCTTTCTTTTTCTCCGACAAAAAGGACGACGAATGCTTAAGCGTGATATCACCTACGAGAACGTTGATGGTGAAACAGTCACTGAGTCATTCTACTTCAATTTGACCAAAACCGAGATCATTGATCTTCAGTTTGGTGTTACCGGAGGATTGGAAAAATCTATTCAACGAATTATCGAAACGAAGGATATTAAAGCCGTTGTTGATGAAATCAAGAACATCATCCTTTCATCGTATGGTGTTAGGGACGGCAACAGATTCATTAAGAGTAATGCGATTCGAGAAGAATTCATTCAAATTCTTGCCTATGATGCGTTGTTTATGGAACTCATGACTAATGAACAGGCCGCTGCTGACTTCATTAAGGGTATCACGCCGAAGGATATGCAGGAAGCTATTGCGCAAGGTGAGAAAGATCTAAAAGCATTGAATGTTACACCTCCGCTTCCACCCGCAAGTTAAGGAGTAATCTTGGATTATCAAGGCAATACCAATAAAGACAAAGAGAAATCTGAAAAGAAGCAGAAGAAAGAAGACAAGAAGCTAGAGAAGGTTGTTACAGGAGTAGTTATTCAGAAGCCTCCGGGAATTGGCCGTAAGTTTAAGGATATTTTCTTTGGTGGCGATTTCAAATTGGCCATGAGGTATGTTGCGTCTGATGTACTTCTTCCAGCATTTAGAAATTTACTAGTTGATTCAGTTACTAAGGGCGCAGAACGTGTCGTATACGGTGAAGTATCCGGGTATCGACGACGCCCTACAGGCTATGGTCCTATAACGCGAGTCCAATACAATAATCCACTGATGCAACAACGTCCAGTAGATCCACGAGACCCAAGACAACAAGCATATTTGCCTGATCAACCTCGTTTGCAGCGAGCGAACAGGCATCATTTCAATGATGTTATTCTAATCTCAAGAGAAGAAGCTGAGCTTGTCGTAGAACGCATGATCGATATTATCGACAAGTATGATGCCGCTTCTTTGTCTGATCTGTATGTTCTTCTTGGATTGAACAGTTCTCCTATTGACAATAAATGGGGCTGGACATTTTTGAATAATGTAGAAATTCGTCAAGTGCGTGATGGATTCTTGATTGAGCTTCCGGAGTTGGAGGAGATCTAATGGCATTACCGGTTGCATTGACAAGGAATTTTGGTCGGCAAACATTAATTCTTAAGAAGAATTCTCCTCATATTCTGTTCGTTGCTGGTGTTGTTGGGGTCGTCACTAGTACCGTTCTTGCTTGTCGGGCAACATTGAAGCTTTCTGCTACTCTTGATGAGATTCATAATGATGTCAAGAGTGTGAAGACGTTAAAAGAGACTTCAGACAAGACTGGTCTTACTGCATATTCTGAGAACGAATACGCAAAAGACGCAAGTTATGTATATACCAAAGGCACGATCAAGATTGTAAAGCTATATGGGCCAGCAGTTCTTATTGGCGTAGGCTCAATTGCTATGCTCACTAAATCACATCTTGAACTCACTAAGCGTAACACAGCATTGATGGCTGCTTATGCAGCAGTACAAGAAGCATTTAATAATTACAGAGATCGTGTACGTGAAGAACTTGGTGAAGAGAAAGAGCTCGATCTATATCACGGAGCAAAGACAGAGATACACAATAAAGAAGAATTCAAGATAGTTGATCCTAATAAGATGTCTCCATATGCACGATTCTTTGATGAATGGTCCAAAGAATGGCGAAGAGAACCAGAAGTAAATCAACTCTTCATTCAGTGTCAGCAAAATTATGCCAACAATCTCCTAATCGCCAGGGGGCATTTATTTCTCAACGAAGTGTATGACATGTTGGGGATCGAACGAAGTGGTGCCGGCGCTGTTGTTGGTTGGTTTAGAAACAACGACGGTTCTGGTGATAATTATGTTGACTTTAATATCTATAATGCATATAATTCACGTTTTGTGAACGGCGGCGAACGTTCAATTCTGCTCGACTTCAATGTTGATGGCGTCATCTACGACAAGCTTGATAAGAAGGGAGGATGATGCGATTGCAATGGAAACCGCAATGGACGATTCCATCAGCAGTTGGAGTTGTCTCCTTTGGGGTCGGTGTGGGTGTAGGATGTTTGTTTAGCTCATACCGATACAAGAGGTTAGAAAAGCTAGTCAAGAAGCTAGAGAACACCACAGTTAAATTTGAATCGGATGTTGTCCAGCTTCAATTCAAGTTGGATGAGGATCAGGAAAAGATGAATGGCTTATTTCAACAAGCAGGACATGTTGTAAAAAAGTTTAGAGACGAAGGAACGAACTTTCTAGAAAGGCAAGCAGAAGAATTAAGATCAATGTCAGTACATCCTACTGCTAGTGCTCAAGAGCCAAACAACATATTCTCAGGGATTGAGGACGATTGGAACGAAGAGGAAGAAGTAAAGAAGCGCCGACCAGGCGTTCCTTATACCATCCATAGGGATGAGTTTTTTCTCAACGAACCAGATCACAGCCAAACCACACTTCAGTATTATCTGGCTGATAATGTTCTTTGTGATACTGATGATACTCCCATTTATAATCACCATAAACTGGTAGGGGAACTTGAGTTTGGACGTGGATCTCAAGACCCCAACATTGTTTATGTTCGAAACGATGATCTAAAGGCTGACTTCGAAGTTCTCCTTGACCATGGATATTTTCAGGTTGAGGTGCTTGGTGGGCAGCTTGAGGACGAGTTAAATCACGAAGACTTCAAGCATTCCGTTCGTAAATTCAGAGAAGAGTAACTCATGAGCGAGCCGCTTGAAAACCTATATTTCAATTGGCTCTGTGCGAAGGTTGTAAACCCAGATAGTTATCTTCCTTCATCTACGTACTGGGAACTACTTAAGAAGATGCACAAAACAGAATTTGTGTGGCTTATATCCGGAGATGATAACAGAGCCGAAGATGGAAAAGAACTAAGAAAAGAATTCATCCTTCAAGCGGATATTCCAGACGATGTAGAGTGGAGAACATTAATTCCATGTTCTGTGCTCGAAATGTTTATCGCATTTGCTAGACGAGCTGAATTCCAAACCGATATTCCTGCTCATGAATGGTTTTGGGAATTCTTGAATAATCTTGGCTTGAACGAATTTAACGATGGTTCAGATATTGATCCAGAAGAGATCGATGAGATCTTGTATCAGTTTATCTGGAGAACTTACGATGAAGACGGTCTAGGGGGTATGTTCCCTATAAATAATCTGCCACCTGATCATCTAGATCAAACTAAGGTTGAAATCTGGTATCAATTCTGTGATTATCTTGTAGATAAAGATCATCTTCCATGAAGGGAGGGGACGTGGATTTCTATAAGATAAGAACTAGAGAAGCCAGAGGTTTAGCACAAGCGTACCCCGACTGGGTTGTTGATCATTTTGACGACTTGATGATCAGAGGCGGTTCATTTTATGCAGTATGGGATGAAGCGTCAGGAATGTGGTCGACAAGTGAGTTCGATGTACAGAAATTTGTAGATGCTGATCTGTATGCTTATGTCGATGAAGCTAGAAAAGCAGGACAAACCATCGAACCGTTGTTAACTAGGAACTTCAGTTCAGGTAGTTGGGAACGATTTAACAGGTATATTCGAAACCTTCCGGAGAAGGGTAACTATCATCCCTTGGATGAGAACATTACCTTTGCCAACACGGAAGTAAAGAAGAAAGACTTTGTCAGCAAACGTCTACCATATTCGTTACAGAACGGTAAGACCGACGCATGGGATGAGCTACTTAATGTTCTATATTCTCCTACAGAGCGTGATAAAATTGAGTGGGCTATTGGCGCTATTGTGGCTGGTGATTCCAAATGGATTCAGAAGTTTCTAGTATTCTATGGACCGCCAGCTACTGGTAAGTCAACAGTCATCGATATTATCGAGAAATTGTTCACTGGCTATGTAGCAACCTTTGAAGCCAAAGCACTTACTAGTAATCACAGTCCATTTTCTATGGAGTCGTTTGAGAGCAATCCTTTGGTTGCTATTCAACACGATGGAGATTTGTCTCGAGTCGAAGACAACACGAAGTTGAATTCGATTGTGGGACATGACTCAATGACAATCAACATCAAGTATAGATCTGCATATACGATACGACCAAACGCGTTCTTGATCATTGGTACCAACAAACCAGTAAAGATCACAGACGCAAAAGCAGGTAATACTCGACGGTTGATTGACGTTCACCCAACTGGTGTGAAGATTGAGCCAGGACGATACCATATTCTAACTGAAAACATCAACTTTGAACTTGGGCAGATTGCATACAAGTGTCTAGAACGTTATCGAAAAATGGGAAAGTATTACTACGAGAACTATATTCCCACGAAGATGATGATGCTGACGGACACTTTCTACAACTTTGTAGAAGCTCACTTTGATATTTTCAAGTCCACAGAAGCGATTCAGCTTAAGCGTGTTTGGGAACTTTACAAGCAGTATTGTGAAGAAGCAAACATCATTAAGCGGCTTCAGTATCACGAAGTTCGAGATGAACTGAGTAGTTACTTTGAAGACTTCAAGGACCGTTATTTTATGGGAGACAAAGAATACAGGAGTGTATACATTGGTTTCAAAGGCCTTCCCGAGCAAGGTCCGATCCCGTTCGTACCGGACACCTCCTACGTCATTGAACTGGATGACTACATTCCTGTTTATCATGACTCTGCCTTCAATACTGCGTACGCTCATCAACCAGCACAGGGGACAACGGATAGTGGATATCCGAGTAAAAAGTGGGATCAAGTAACAACTACGCTGCAGGACATTGATGTTACTGATCTACATTACGTAAAGATTCCAGAACAACATATCGTAATTGATTTCGATTTGGTCGACGATAACGGCGAAAAAGATCTTACAAAGAACATCGAGGCTGCGTCAAAATTTCCGCCAACGTATACAGAATTAAGTAAAAGCGGCAAAGGCATACACCTGCACTATATTTACAGCGGTGATGTGCATGAGCTTGGTTCTATGATTGAGACTGGCGTCGAAGTAAAAACTCTCTTGGGTGATAGTTCTCTTCGGAGGAAACTCACTAAATGTAATAATCTCGATATCATGACGCTCAACGGGGGATTGCCTAAGAAAGAGAAGAAGATGATCGAGACTAAGAGTATTCAGAGTGAGAAAGGTCTTAGGGAACTCATTGAGAGGAATCTACGGAAGGAAATTCACCCTGGCACGAAGCCATCAATTGATTTCATTCATCATATTCTAGAGGATGCCTATGAGATTGGACTTGCTTATGATGTTCGAGATCTTCGCCCAGTAATCCTAACATTTGCAGCAAACAGTACTAATCAAGCAACCGCTTGTATCAAACTTGTACAAACTATGAAATTCGTTGGCAAAAATGAGATGCCAGAACCAGAACATGTCGAGAACAAAGCACTATTGTTCTTTGATGTGGAAGTGTATCCCAACTTGTTCATTGTGTGTTGGAAGACACAAGGCTCTGGGATAGTTGTTCGTATGATCAATCCTACGGCAGAGGAGCTCGAGCCTCTTTTTGGGCAGAGACTTGTTGGGTTCAATAACCGTAGATACGACAACCATATACTATATGCAAGATATCTTGGTTATACTCTCGAAGAGTTATTTGATTTGAGTCAACGAATCATTAAGAATCCAAAAGGCAATAATAGTGCAATGTTTGGTGAAGCGTACAACTTGTCTTATGCTGATATTTTCGATTTTAGTTCCAAGAAACAAGGTCTGAAGAAGTTTCAGATTGAACTTGGACTTCATCACCAAGAACTAGATCTTCCTTGGGACGAGCCAGTGCCTGAGGGAGTTTGGTCGAAAGTGGAGGAATATTGTGTTAATGATGTTATTTCTACTGAAGCTGTATTCGAAGCCAGAGAACAAGACTTCGTGGCTAGGCAAATTCTATCTGAATTGTCTGGACTATCTATTAATCATACTACTCAGCAACACACAGCCAAGATTATCTTTGGCGAAGATAAGCATCCGCAAAAGAAATTCCAGTACACGGATCTAAGTGAACAGTTCCCGGGATACGTATTTGATGGGAAGCAAAGCACATATTGTGACGAAGTTACTGGCGAAGGTGGATACGTATATTCAGAACCAGGATACTACACTGACGTGGTGGTACTTGATGTGGTTTCTATGCATCCGTCCAGTATCGAGCAACTCAATCTATTTGGCCCTTACACCCGGAACTATAGTGACTTGGTTGACGCTCGTATTGCTATCAAGAATCGCGATTACGACCGAGCTCGAGCCTGTCTAGACGGTAAGATTGCGCCATTTCTTATCAATGCTGAGAATGATCCGGACGCCGGCGACCAGCTTGCCTACGCTTTGAAGATCGTGATCAACATTGTGTACGGTCTTACCAGTGCTCGTTTTGAGAACATGTTCAAAGACAATCGCAACAAGGATAACGTCGTAGCTAAACGTGGTGCCTTGTTCATGATTGATCTGAAGCACGCAGTGCAAGACGAGGGCTTTCAAGTAGTTCATATTAAGACAGACTCTATTAAAATTCCCGGAGCTACACCAGAGCTCATCAGATTTATTTGTGAATTAGGAGAGGAGTACGGGTATGTCTTCGAGCATGAAACTACATACGAGAAGTTCTGTCTCATTAACGATGCAGTATATGTTGCTCGTGATGATCGCGGCTGGACTGCTGTTGGTGCACAGTTCCAACATCCGTTTGTCTATAAAGAGCTATTTTCCAAAGAACCGCTAGAGTTCGACGATTTGTGCGAGACTAAGAACGTAACTAAGGGTCGCATGTATCTTGATATGCATGGAGCAGAAGACATCAAGGACATGAGACATGTTGGACAGACAGGAAGCTTCATGCCTGTTCGCTACGATGGTGGAGTCTTGTGGCGAGTAGATGGTGATAAGAAGTATCATGTAAGTGGTACCAAAGATTTCTTGTGGGTAGAACGGGATATTGCCAAATACAGAGATGAGATCGACGAACTCTTCACTGATATGGATTACTTCGATGGCTTAAAGAATGACGCCCTGAAGGCTATTGAGAAGTTTGTTCCATATGAAGAATTAGTGAAGGAGGTGTGATGGCTGAAGTAAAAGTGTACTACTGTCCACGCTCTTGCCACAAGGGACGAACATATCCTTCTTTGGAGGCTGTTAAAAAGCATGTTGCTTTGCAGCATCCAGATCATGATCCAAATTGGGCAGACGATAAGGTGATTAAGAATGGTTGATCAGGCAAAGACGTTTATGGTAGAAGACGCTCCGATCATTTTCCGTAATTTTGCTGGTAAAGAAGGACAGTTTAATCGTGAAGGAGATCGTAATTTTTCAGTTATTCTCCCGAAGGAAATTGCTGAGCAAATGCTCGCCGACGGCTGGAACGTACGTTATCTTGAAGCCCGAGAAGAAGGAGACGAAGACACTGCCTACGTCTCAGTCGCCGTTACTTTAAAAACCGCCCTCCTCGCGTGGTATTGCTTACTTCCACGAGTCGTACTCAGCTTGATGAAGACAGTGTTGAAGTTCTGGATTATGCTGATATCAAGAGCGCTGATCTTATTGCGCGTGGTTATGATTGGAATGTCAATGGTAAGACGGGTACTAAAGCATATCTCCAGTCACTATTTGTCACGATCGAAGAGGACGCCCTAGAACGAAAGTACTCTATTAATGAGAACCCCCCGGCAAAAGCTTGAAGTAAGAACCCGCCGAAAAAACGAACAGGGATCATCCATGGAATTTACAACGTTTGTTCGTAAGCCTTTCACTGTAAAAGGAGTGGAGATTACAGCGCAGAATATCGAAGAGGTATCGAAGTATATCGGTGAACTTCGTGATGTGGGTGACGGCACTAAGTACATCCTGGTAGATCCTCGAGTTGTTCCTAACCTAGAAAAAGTATACACCGGTTTCTATATGACGAAGATGGGTCAGAACGTTCGTTGTTATTCCCGTCGAGTTTTCCGGGAACAGTTCATTGAAGAAGACGATAGCATTAGGCCTTGGCTAGAGTTCATGGATAAGAAAGGCCAGTAGGTCGCAGGTTTTACACGGGTTATAATGAGAAGAGTTCGTTTAATGATGAAACGACTGAAGTACAGGATTGTACGCACGGTACCTCGTGCAGACAAGGATGTTTACCAGTTGGGCGGCGTCATTAGCGGACTCTTCTCATTTTCTTTTTCGGAGAATCATGGAACCGATGGATAAGTGGTGGTGGATCGCAACGATCACATGTACACTTATCTTTATTTTGTTCCTAACGTTAACGCTGATACACGCAAATAAACTTAGGGGTGCTAAGATACTGCAAGGTGGGCAGCCCGCCCGACCCTTGTGGAGCTCTTACTGTCTGCAGGGCATATTGGCAAGCCGCCCGAACCTGTATGTCTGGGTCAGACCACCCCGCTATTTGTTGTCAACTAGCATAGGAGAATAATGAACCGCTTAGTTATAATCATACTTTCTATAGTGCTTCTGTTTTGTGCAGCAGCGGGTGTTTGGATTCTCAAACTTGACAGCGGTCATCGTCCGTCGACTAAGAGAAGCAATGGAAAAAACTAATCGAGAAATTTCAGAAGCATTAGGTAAATCAGCTTCAGATTTCAAAAAAGAACGAATTAATGCAAAGGACGAACAAAAAGCACTTCGTCGTTCTCAAATTATAGAAATGAGGAAAAGAGGCTGGTCCAATCTTGCTATTTCGAGAATTCTTGATATTAGTGAATGGACAGTTAAATCCGTCGACTAAGCGACGTTAAACCGCATTAGGCTTAGAGCGTCAGGGCGCTAAGACCACTACCCAGTGCTTGTGAGAGCTCGCACTCCTCAAAGTAGAAGTCTTACTGTCTGTGGGTATTTACGTTTAGTTGCCGCTTTGCGTGAATATTTGTCAGACCGCCCTGGGTTGACTGTGAAGGCTACACAGAACGCATCGGTCGTGATCAGCCGATGTTCAGGTAAACAAAAAACCGCACTCGTTGTTAAACCGGAGGGGACATACCCCAATGGGCCTGAAGCAACCCGGATCTAACTTGCGGATTCGGAGCAAGCGCCACGTATGCAAGGCGTGGTCACGAGTGGACATGGGTGGTGGGCTAAGTGTTGATTGGTTTCTCTCGAACCGTCAAGACCGCTGGCCCACTTCCTATTTTTCTATTGGCGGGCATGGAGGGACATGCCACAGTTAAGACGTCCACGCAGACCGTATGTTATTAGTGGAGACCAAGGCATCGACATCATGGCGTCCACTGATAATAATGCGCTTATGCAAGAAATCATACACGACGTTTTAAGGGATCAATCTATTCAACTTCGAAACATGTTTCCAGATGTGTATGCGAAGGTTGATGAGATATTGGCACAACCTGATAGAAATCCTCACAAACCGCAAGCAAGACTCCCGAAGGATGAGAACGGACTTTCTTATTCTAAACGAGTTGCGTTAGGTAAAATGACTGAGGAAGATAAAGAACATTTACGTGCTCAACGACGACGTTATGCCGCTAACAGAAGAGCAAAATACAGAGCCGAGAAAGAGGAACGATGGAACGGATCACTATCAACACCGTAGCCAACATTGTTACCGCTGTTTGTGCCGTTCTAATCACGATTAAGATTTACTGATGAAGCGGGCATTGGCGTTAGTCATCGCTGTCATCATTGCTGCATCGGTAGGTTTTCTCATATACGCATTCACGTTGACTTCCGCCGATGCTCAACAAGTTGGATTACCCCCCGTATTTATTGAAGAGACTATTCGTGGTGAGCCAGGTTCTGAACATCAGGTAGCTGTCATAGATGTTCCGGACGAATTTATTGGCCAAGTCTGCGACGTAACTATTATTGGAGCTAACAATGATTCGGTACATCCAGGTTCAAACATCATCCTCAGGGGTGGCACGACTGAAGTGGTTATTCCAGACGTCGAGGCAGTTGCTGGAGAAGTCATTAGTGGTACTGGTCGAGTCACTGTTGTCGCCACCGAGATCGATGTTTTCGTACAACTTGGACCGGACGGAGTGTTCTCAGGCGCAGCGACCGAAGTCACAGCCGTGTGTGAGTTGCCACCGACTGCAACAACGACGCCCGCACCATCTACAACGTCACCAATTGTGCCGACGACACCGCCGGTTACACAACCGCCAACGCTAGGATTGCCACACACATTATGACGCATAACAATATTTTCGAAGGCCCATACTACATTCCTCTTACTACAATTATAAGCCTCGAGGGTCTCACATACGGTGAGAATTATGTCCAAGAAGAGATTAATATTATCAACCCTCAGTTGGAAGCGCTCGGATACACCGATATTAAGTGGTTGCCGGGCGAAACTGATTCGTTTGGACCACTAACTCGCCTTGCTAGGGCATATAATGCTGAAGGCGACCTTGTTTGGTTCACATACGGCTAATATCCTCGCAGGATCTACATGGATTATAATGAGATCCAACTAACGAGGAGTATTGTTATGAGAATCATCGAAGAGACTGTCAGCAATGACATGAGCAAGGCAAACAAGGAAGTTGCCCGATACAACAGGAAAGTTATGTGGTACGTTACCAAGCGTACTGCAAAGCAGGTCCTGGTGGTCGGTGCAGCGATCCTTGCTACCAAGGTCGTGTTTGACGCAGCAGTTCAGCATGAAGTCAACAAGCAAATCTCAAGTTGAATGAAGGGAGAGCACAGTAACATGTGTTCTCCTTTTTTCTCTCGCAGCTTCTACATTGATTATAGTGAGACATAATCAACAAAAGGATTCGAGATGAATTACATCAAGGACAAGGCCATCAAGGTCAAGAACCACGTTGTTCGCAACAAGGTTACTTATGCGGTTGGTGCTGTCGCCGTTGCGGCGATTGCACTGCAGCAGAGTAACAAGAATGCGTTCTACAAGTTCTTGGAAACCAAGGGCATTGACCCCCAGGAGTACTACTATCCCGAAGGTTTTGCTGAGAAAAGTGCTTAAAGAATTGGAGAGACCTAACAAGGTTTCTCCTTTTTTCCGACTTTATATATTTTTGAGGAGGTGATATGGACGCATGTTTGTTGGAGCCACCCGAGATCGTTCTCGAGCTGATGCCACATCAGAAGGAAGCCCTGCAGTTCCTCAGTAATGGGAAGATCTTGTATGGAGGTGTCGGTGCTGGAAAGTCCGCCGTTTCTCTGGCGTATTATTGTGAGCGTGAGTCACATCGAGATCTATATATTATTACCACTGCCAAGAAAAGAGACTCCCTCGAGTGGCAGGGCGAAGCAGCCAAATTTGGTGTTGGTGACAGTTACGATGCTTCTGTTGCCGGATGCATGACTGTTGACTCCTGGAACAATATCGGGAACTACCTAGATATTGAGAACGCGTTCTTCATCTTCGATGAGCAGAGACTGGTGGGGAGTGGAGCATGGGTCAAGAATTTCCTGAAGCTGGTAAAAAAGAATCACTGGATATTGTTGAGCGCGACTCCGGGAGATACATGGCTGGATTATGCCCCTGTCTTCATTGCCAACGGGTGGTACAAGAACATCACCGATTTCAAGCGTCAACACGTCATCTATGCGCCGTACGTGAAGTTCCCAATTGTTACGGGATACCTAGGCGAGTCTAAGCTCGAGCGACTTCGTAATGAGATCTTGGTAGAGATGCCCTATGTGAAGCACACGGAGCGGATCATCAACTTCGTGCCAGTGGGATACGACAAGGAGCTTGTGGATTTCGTTGTCAAGAATCGTTGGCATGTATATGAAGATCGTCCACTTAAAGATGCTAGTGAGCTATTTCGGCTAGTTAGAACCATTGTCAATACTGATCCTAGTCGTTTGGATAATGTGCGGTTCATTATGAAGTTTCACCCTAAGTTGATCGTGTTCTACAATTTTGATTACGAGTTGCAAATTCTTAGGGGCCTTGGGGATGTGACCACGATAGCTGAGTGGAATGGGCATCAGCATCAGCCAATACCGGATACGGATAGCTGGGTATACCTGGTTCAATATTCTGCCGGGGCGGAAAGTTGGAATTGTACGGAAACGGATGCTATGGTGCTTTACTCCCTTACTTATTCGTACAAAAATTTTATTCAATGCCAAGGACGAATTGACCGTTTGGACACACCGTTTACCGATTTGTACTACTATATCCTCGGCAGTTCGTCGGCGATTGATAGTGCCGTGAAAAAAGCCTTGGATCAGAAAAAGAACTTTAATGAACGCGAGTCGACAATTTTCGTCAAATGAGTTTGGGGCGCGGGGTATCTAGCCAGGTTCTTTGACGTGCTCTGACCTGCTGTTATGTACTCTTATGGCATATAGGCATTTATTACTTATATAAATAATAGAGAGTAATAATAAATATATAAACCCCGTATTCATAAAGAGTTTTTCAAAGGCCCTGTTATTTGCCAGAACGCCGGGATGGAGGCAAAAACGTGTATATTGAGATCGAATATGAGAAAGAAATACCAGAATTTCCTATTTATACCATTAGCAATAGGGGTAGAGTACACAACAATTTCACAGGAAGGCAGATGGTTCTATCCCCAACGATTCAGGGAGATCTTACCGTTGGGTTGATGAAACATAATATTCAGTACAGACGTTCTGTGAAGTCTTTGGTAGCGAAAGCGTTTGTCCCCGGAGAGACAAACATATTTAATACCCCAATTCAGCTAGATGGGGACAAAGAGAACTTAGATGCCACCAACATCGTATGGAGGCCTAGATGGTTTGCACATGAGTATGCGGCTCAATTCAGAAATCATCCCCGGTGGTATACTAAGGGTCCGCTTCTGGATGTGGTTAATCAACTACATTATGAAACCGTATTTGAGGCCGCTATAGCAAATGGGATTTTGTGTAAACATATTCAAGCAGCCATCCCAAGCGATACTTATGTCTTTCCTACAGGCCAGAAATTTATTTATATATAATCACGCACGTTAAACATGGACTAATATGAGAGGAGACCGCTTTGTGTGGTTTCCTTATAAATTTTTGACAGGAGGGCTGTATGATCCTGGCAGAGATTTCTACCGCTCTCTATGTTCTTGCAGCCGTTCTTACTGGTATTGCTGGAATCATAACTGCATATGCTTCAGTTGTTAAGGCTCGAAAGGAAGGTTCTGAGAACTGTGAGGACCATCTTCGCCAAGCTCGAGCAGAGGCTGAAGAGTATACAACCGAAGTCCATCAATGGAGGATGCGTTATCCAGGAATTGATCCGAGGCACGAATGAGATCATCATTTTGGCTAGGGCTGGCGGTTCTTTGTTTCTTGATTATGGGTTTGCTGCTTGGGTTAGCTGCGTTTGGTACTGCAAAAGATGGACAGGAAGGCCCACGTGGTGAAGCCGGAGAAGTTGGAACTCCTGGAGTTTCTGGAGAAGCTGGAAATACCGGACCTGCTGGCCCACCTGGTGAACCTGGCCCGCCTGGAGAACCTGGCCCTCCCGGAAATGATGGGAGAGATGGAACTAATGGTGCACCTGGAATCATTGGGCCTCCAGGAAGTAATGGAGCACCTGGACTTAATGGTTCTTCAGGGGAACCTGGGGAACAAGGAATACCAGGTCCTCAAGGAGCTCCGTCTGATGTGCCTGGACCGCAAGGTGTACAGGGACCTCCCGGGCCTGCTGGACCTGTAGGTGAAACAGGACCTAAAGGCGCCACAGGCACCATATTATGTGAAGAGGGTTTTCAACCGGCCGAAGTAGTATTTGAAGATGTCAATGGTCGTTTGTGGGAAACCTTTATTTGCGCAACACCATTTACTCCATAAGGAGGTGACATTGAACGAAGCTCAATATCAATACCGTCTGATTAAGAAAGTTGAAAAATTGTTACCTGGTTGTTTCATTTTAAGGAATGATCCTAGGCATATTCAAGGTGTGCCTGATGTCTTAATCTTGTATAAGAACAAATGGGCCATGCTTGAAGTTAAACTCGCAGGTGATGCGAATATTCAACCTAATCAAGAATACTATGTTGGATTGCTTAATGATATGTCGTTTGCCTCATTTATTAATCCACAAAATGAGGAGGAAATATTAGGTGATCTTCAACACGCATTTGGACTTGCACGGGAAACACGCGTTTCTTAGTCCAAGCAATTATCACTGGATTAACTATGATGATCAGAAGTTAGAAGCTCGTTATGTAGCATTTACTGCAGCGCGTCGTGGTACTGATTTGCATAATCTTGCGCATGAAGCTATCCGTCTTGGGGTCAAATTTTCAAAAGCAAACAAAGCCCTATCTACTTACGTTAATGATGCTATTGGATACAGAATGTTATGTGAGCAACCTTTATATTTTTCTGAGAATTGTTTCGGCACGGCTGATACCATTTCCTTTCGCCGAGGTAAACTTCGTATTCATGATTTGAAAACCGGCATTACACCTACCTCAGAACAGCAACTAGAAGTCTATGCTGCCTTGTTTTGTTTGGAATACAGTGTTGATCCATATTCAATAGAGATCGAACTTCGTATTTATCAAAGAGATGAAATTAGAGTCTACGAACCATTTCCTGAAAGAATTATCGATATCATGGAGAAAATCATATCGTTTGATCAACAGATTGAACAAATGAAGGCTTCTGATTTCTAGGGAGATTTTTCGTGCGATCGAAGCTTATCTACTACATACTGCTAGTGACCGCATGTGTTATTGTGTTTTTGTGTGTGATAGTAGGTTCGCTTGTGTTTTTCAAATGGGTCGCATCTTTGGTAAAAGAAGGGGGTGATGCTCATGCTTATTACGGAAGAAGAATATTTAGCGCATTATGGTGTTATTCGTAGGTCGGGGCGTTATCCATGGGGATCTGGAGAAAACGAAAACACCCATAACAGGAATCTGTTGGATTATATTTCAGAAATGAAAAGTCAAGGACTCAGTGATGCTCTAATTGCTAAAGGTCTTCATATGTCTCAAAAAGAATATCGTGCAGAAAAGTCTATTGCTAGACATCACCAAAGACAAAAAGATATTACAGAAGCACAAAAACTAAAGGATAAAGGATATTCAAACGTAGCTATTGGTGAGAAGATGGGAAAGAATGAATCATCAGTAAGAGCACTTCTTGCTACTGGCGCTGCTGATAAATCAGACAATCTTCAGGCGACAGCAAAGATGTTGCGAGAAGAAGTTGATAAGCATGGGTTCATTGATATTGGTAGTGGTGTAGAGAATAGTACTGGTGTATCAAGAACTATGATGGATACTGCAGTCCAGGTATTAAATAATGAAGGATATGAAACGCATTATTTAAAATTACAGCAAGTTAGTACTGGACAGTATACAAACATGAAAGTTCTTGGTACTCCTGGAAGTAAGCAAAGAGAAATATTTCTGGACCCAACTAAGATTAAGCACATTGAACAGTTTTCTGATGATCATGGTAGAAACTTCTATGGCTTGCATCCGCCTCTTCAAATTAACCCAAAACGGGTTGATGTTGTTTTTGCAGAAGATGGTGGCGGCGACGCCGATGGTATGATTTATGTAAGGCGAGGCGTTAAAGATGTTGAGTTGGGTGGAAAGAACTATGCTCAAGTTCGTGTAGCTGTTGGTAAGAATCATTATCTAAAAGGTATGGCCATGTACAAGGATGATCTACCGGATGGAGTAGATGTCCAATTTCATACCAGTAAAAAGAAAAGCGATTCGCCTAATAAACTTGATGCTATGAAAGAAATCAAAGCAGATGAAGATAATCCTTTTGGATCTATGGTTCGTCAAATCGTTGATAACAAAGGCACACCTAACGAAAAAGTTACTTCGGCTATGAATATTGTTAATGAAGAAGGCAATTGGAACGAGTGGTCTCGTAACCTATCTTCTCAGATGTTGTCGAAACAAAGTCCTGCTCTTGCTAAGACACAGCTTGACATGACTCATGAACAACGTCAAATGAAATTGAAGGGTATTCAAGATCTTACTAATGCTGCTGTTCGTAAGAAGTTGCTTAATGAATTCGCTGAAGAAACAGCATCTGCTTCAGTGCATCTTAAGGCTGCAGCATTACCACGTCAAGGTGTGCATGTTATTCTTCCAATATCTACACTACCTCCAACTCAGGTATATGCACCATCCTTTCTTCATGGTGAAAAGGTAGTATTGATTCGTCACCCACATGGTGGCACATTTGAAATCCCTGAACTTACAGTAAACAATAATCATGCTGAATCAAAAAGACTTCTTGGTAGTTCTAAAACAATCGATGCTATTGGTATTAACCATGAGGTAGCAAGAAGACTGTCAGGCGCAGACTTCGATGGTGACACAGTACTTGTGATACCAAACAACCAGCGTCATGTTAATACAACAGCTGCTATTAAAGAACTTATGAACTTCGACCCTCGTGCAACGTACCCAAAGTATGAGGGTATGAAAGTAATGTCAAACACCCAAACAGAAATGGGTTTGATTTCTAATCTTATTACAGACATGTCCATTAAAGGCGCCCCTATTAATCACATCACTAGAGCTGTTAAGCATTCGATGGTTGTTATTGACGCTGAAAAGCATGAGCTTAATTACAAGCAATCATATGATGATAATGGAATTAAAGAACTAAAGCAGAAGTATCAGGGTAGTGCTAAGGGTGGTGCAGCAACCCTGTTGTCAAGGGCTAGGTCACCAGAGTATGTACCACAAAGGAAGCTTAGGTCATACAAAGAAGGCGGCCCTGTTGACAAGGTTACTGGTGAGATTCGATATGAGCCCACCAATAAGGTAAACTTTAGAACAGGTAAGCCAAGGACTACAAAGAGTACTAAGATAGCTGAAACAACCGATGCTCGTACACTTATGTCTACTACATCGGGTACACAGATGGAACGTCTCTATGCCGATCATTCTAATAAGCTTAAGAAGATGTCTAACCAGGCCCGCCTTGAAGCTGAAAATACCCCCCGCTCCGTATGGGTGCCCTCTGCTAAGAAGACCTATGCAAAACAGGTAGAGGAATTAGATGCCGCCCTATTCGTAGCAAAGAAGGCACGCCCCCTTGAGCGCCAGGCACAAATCATTGCTAGTAGTAGGATCAAAGCTAAGAGAAACGATGATCCTAACATGGATGAAGATACACTAAACAAGATTAAGATGTTGTCTCTTGAGCAGGCTCGTGTTGAGACCGGTTCTAAGAAGGCCCAAATCAAGATAAGTCAAGAACAATGGGATGCTATTCAAGCAGGGGCTATCAGTGATCATAAGCTTACCGAGATACTTAGCAATGCCGACATGGAGATAGTTAAGAAGCTGGCTACACCACATGAAGTTTACTTGATGACACCAGCTAAGACTAAGAGAGCAGCATCTATGCTAGCATCTGGTGCTACTAGAGCTGATGTAGCTAAAGCATTGGGTGTATCACTTAGTACATTGGATGAAGCAACGAATGGTTGAAAGGAGATAGATGATTAGAACTATGCTAACTACATTAGACAATCCCTACTCTCCTTTCGATGACTTCGCTGCATGGTATGCTTATGACATGCAATCAGGATACAATACAACTTCGTTCTTAGCCCGCATAACCAAGACATCATACGAGTTGTCTAGTGCAGATTATGATTTAGAGATTGAGGATGCGATCAATGAGATTGTTAAAGAAAATGTTTTAGGAATTTATGTAAAAGTTACAAAAGAATTTCCAGATTATTAAAACTGTTTCGTTAGAACTTGGGAGATAATTTGAAAGGGGAGGGGGGGGCCTCGCAGAATACACCCCCCCTTTGCAT